AATTATTTTGTCCACAATCTACAATAGTAGAAGCAGCATAAGTATAAGTTCCAGTTGATGCACCATATTGTATAATAATATCAGCAGTAACAGAAATTGAGGTACTATAACAAGGGTCATATGTATATCTTACTCTTGTTGTTATTGCAGGTCCTATATTTGAAGTTGGATTACCAAACGAATCTAATAGAGTAGCAGTAGTAGTTCTATTTGTTTGTGTATAATCAGTACCTAAACAATTTACAGTAGTATCAGCAGCAGATGCATCACTTACTGATATACTATTTATAGTAATAAATGTTGCCGAACCTGATTGACCTGTACCATCTATATATCCTAATGGTGTAGAAGCAAACCCACTTTGTACCGTAAAATCTCCTTGTGAGAAATAGTTTGTAGTATCTACATAGAATGCATCACCATATGGACGTGAGTTTTCTTTACTGAATTGTTGTGATATATAATCACCATCTAACGTATCACCAAATGTAAGTTTATTTACTGCTAAATTATTAGCAGGTATAACCTCAATCTTTTCATTAAGGTTTATGTACTTATTAAAATCTTTAACACTACCTCTCTTATACCAATCATCAAATGTTTCACAAATGAATTGTCCACTCTTTGTATTGTTTGGATAGAATACTAAATTAAACTTCTTCTGTACTGCTTTAATAAAATCAACTAAACGAATACCAACTTGTCCAAAAGGCATATTAGATGGTATATCTATTATTTTGTAATCACCAGCTTGCTTTACTTTATTTATTTCTAAATAAGAAACTGGATTTTGAGCAGTAGAATATCTTACATCAAAATTATCTACACCAAATACAACTTGTTTTATTGCTGGATAGTAAGAACCAGATGGGATAGATAGGGTAGTAAATGATTGTGCTGCTTCGTATGATTGACTTGTTGGTGTTGTAGTTTGTGTAAAATATACATCAACCATATAATCGTTAATAACATCCAAAGGTGTTTCGTATTTAGATGCAGTATTATTAGCATCCACAAATTGTAAAGTAAATTGTGGAACACCTATACCAGCCGATGGTTTATCTTTAGTAACTAACCATTGTAGGTTTATTGTACCATTCAATTTAGTTGGTCTTTCAACTGAATACAAAGGAGCAACTGAACCAGTAGTTAATAATGTTGTACTCTTTTGGAAGTTGTTCCAATTTAGAGGAACAGATACGTTATGACTAGCTGAAACATTTGTTCCAACACTACCACTAATAGGTCCAATCTTAAATTGTCCGTAGTTCTGTAAATCAACCGATGCTGAACCAAAGAATGAACCTGATGTTTGTATAAAACTCAAATCATTATTTAGAACCATATATACATTATCTAAAAAGGGTTGATTCCAAAATGAAGATGTATATGTATATCCATATGTATCAAAGATTGCATCCCATACTTTCTTTATACGAATAGCAGGTTTGAAATCTTGCACTGTCAATGAGCCAGATGATACTGACATTGGTATTTCATCTTGTGAGTTAAATGATAAATTATTACCATAATCAGCTAATGGGTATATAATATCACCATTATAAAGGCTACCACTCCAACTTAAATTGATATTTGCTAATGAAGCAGTATGATTGTAAGAACGAAGTGAAGTTAAATCAGTTAAAAAGGCTTGGTTTGTATCTCTAGAGAACGCTGATGTAGCACCAAATACAGTTACCTCATAAGAATCTATGTATTTATTTTGGAATACATTTACTTTGTTGAGTTGTAAGTAACCATTGGCAACATATATACCATCAAAATCTAAATAAGCTGGTACTTTATTGTTTGAACCAAAGGTTAAAGGAGAGTAAACTGATATATCATAGTAGTGCTCAAAGAAAGCATTGTTTGTTTTAGTACCAGGTAATGTAATTGTGCGTGTAAAATCAGCGGGTATAGCACCTAAATCAAATAATTGTGTAATGTTGTTTGATATTTTGATTTCTTCATCGGCAAAAATATCTAATTCAACACCATTAGCAATTAACTTAAAAGTAAAACCTTGTGTGCTAGTTAAGAACGCCATATTAAATTATCAGTTTATATGGTTGTCCTAAATCAAATGTGAATGTGTACTGAATAAGTTTATCAACTACACCAGTCTTAAACCTTAAATTGTTATTGACAATACTTAATGGTTTAACTAAATCAGAGGTTTCATCATACACCCAATATATCTCATCACTAACTAATAATTGTTTAAGTATATCGTTATAGTCTTGAGGAATGAATTGAGTGTTTACCACTAGTGTTTGAGTATCACTAACGGTATAGTTACTAATACCAGTTTCATATTTTTGATATGTCAATTCAGTTGATGTCCAACTACCAATCTGTGGTTGGTAAGTTTTCTGTGATGTACCAAATGATTGATTGGAACTGCCATAAAAATTAAAAAAATCAAATTGTCCATATTTGTTTTTCCATTTGATACGAACATTTGGATACTTTTGTACGCAAACTATATCGTATCTAATTGTATTTCCTAATGCTACACTTCCACTATATGCTTGAGTAGTGTACCATTCTAAACCAATTGTTGATATTGGAAAAGTTAATTCACCTGGTCCTATTGGGTATTGAGCAATAAGATGTTGTGTAGCAGAACCTGTTGGTTGTACTGCATAACTACCTGTACTACCATTAGAACCTACATACTTTACAGATGTTGGTCTTGTACTTGCGCCATCTCCAGTATATACTCCACTCAATCCGTAATTATCTATAAAGGCAGATTGAGTAACAGGCCCATCAGTCATCAAAGGCCAGTATGGTGTTTTGTTTTCTATTGGTTGTGATATTGCTTCCTGAAAAGTAGAGTATCCATCTAATGCAGTATATACAGATGATGTTACATTTGAACCTGAAATCCAAGTACTACCACTCTTATATTGCCAATTACCATTTATCTTAAAGTATCTTGCCGATGATGGTGTTGCTTGTAGATAATTAGTTAGAGTTGAATTAACAATTCTACTAACATCAAATATACCCACATTAGATGGGTTAGGAAACTTTACCAAAGTATAATTAGATGCAGTAGGTGCTGCATTAACACTACCACTCCATATAAACAAAGCAGCCGTATATTGAAACGAACTAGATGTAATGACTTGTGCACTCTCTGCTAATGTAAAGATTAGTGGAGATTGTGCAAGTGATACAGATGTAGGTGTTTGTGTAATTAGTAAAGACATCGGTTATTAAATGTTTACTAATATAACCCATATCCAAAAAAATATAGTGGATGGTCTACTTTGCCTTATTGAACTCTCTCTGTGCCTTCTTAAATGCTTTTTGGATTTTAAGGTCTATACTATCCTTTAGATATAGTTGAACAGATTGTTTGAACTCTGGACTATTGATTGCTGCTTGTGGAAATGGACGAGGGCCTGCTTTGTATCTTGCTCTACTATTACCACCATCTATAATATATTTACCATAGAATAGATAGGATATTGTTAAGGTAGCAGATATAGCTTGAGAGCTTGATTTAATCTTTACCTTTACTGAATTGAATAAGTTGCCAGTAATGTAAGCTTTCTTCCAACCTCTACCTGGCTTTAATCCAATTTGAGTTCCAGTTTTAAGAACTGCTGCTACATCCTTTAACTGATACATACTATGGGTTCAAATTATATAGACATCTTGGTCTATCATTATGAACTAATAAATCAAATGTTGCAACCCATCCAGCTAAACCATTATCAAATTGGTCTCTAAATGGTACACAGCTTGTCTCTCCTTCAATCAAAAAGGCTTGTTGGGAGTATTGTGTATAAGAAGTTAAATCGTTCAACACAGCCAAAGTATTGGCGTGTATATCAACTACATCATCTACATCGTAGAATGGTATAGTTTGTGCGTTAGTATCATCTGTTGATTGGTTAGCTAGAACTTTAACTTTATCAGCAACAGTAAGCTGACAAGTATAGACAGTAGATTTATCACTAAATACTGCATTTGTAATGAGTATGTTAGATAAAGGATACGCTGGAAACTCTCTTTCATCCACCGAAAATACATCTCCTTGTGTTGAGAAACGGATTTGTGGGTGATTAGCCGATATAGTCTTAAAATAATTAAGAACGTTATAATATAAAGTAAAGTTAGTTCCAGTATTGTTAGTTATAGCCATAGTTTAATCTAGTTGTATTCCTCCAAAATAAGCATTAGCCATATTAGGGAATATCATTGTTGCATTACCAACACTCTGTAAGTATTGTGGAATCTGTACACTATAAGCAATTAGGTAGTTTTGCATTCTTGTTGCAAAGTAATCTGCATTAGATTGGCACTTACCTGTAAGAAAATCTATATCTGTTTTAGATGGTGCTATTGATTGGTCACTTAAATGTTTAACTGCACCATTACTCTTAAACGATATTGAACTGAATGGTATATACTCTACACAAGAATACCATATTAGGGTATGTTTGATATGTTCGTTGATTAGGTCTTGATAGTATGCAGATAATGAAGCAGTAGTACCAGCTAATATCTGTGCACCAATATAATCATATAAGACAGTTCCTAACAAATCTTTAATGTATTTGACTTGAGCTGTATATACAAATGGTAATAAAGCATCAGCATCAATTGCTCCCTGCAAAGGTGAGTTTTTGATTATATCATTACGGCTGATAAATAATGGAGTTGCTATTTGTGTCATAATATTGTTTTAATCTTCGTATCTTTCGTACTCTTGTTTGAAGAATGCTTGTGATGGTCTTACTACTTTTTGTTCTATAACTTTGTTTTCGTCATTAGAATCTGTTACATCTGGATTATCCATTGTTTCATTTACATCCGTTTGTACATCCTCAACTGTTTGTCCTGTATCTTCTGCAGTTTGTGATAAGATAGATAGTGGAGTTAATTGGTCAATAAACAATTGTGAATCTTCCCAACCACCTTCTGCTAATGCTCCATCTATTGCTTGTAATAAAACATTTTGGAATGCATTTATAGTCATCGTTTGTAAGATAGAGTACGCTGTCATCATCTCTTCACTCTGTGATGAGAAACCATTATTGGCAGTACGAATACCAAACAACAAAGGACTAGTTACTCTATGTGCTACAAGTATTCTATCTTGCGCATAATCTGCAACATACTGATACTTTTCGTGTAGGTTGTCTGTTTGTATAACATCTATGGTTGGTTTTAGGGCAGGGTCATCGTTGAATGAAAGCATAAATCTACCAGCGTTTCTACTGCCTGTAAACTTATCTTCAATCATATTCTCTGTTACCTGTCTTTCTTCCGGAGCAGGTACACCATTATTAAAATTAACCATAACAACTGGCATAAACCCATTTGCTATATTGTTTAAGTGTAAGTTAGATAAATCAGCTTCTACATAGGCAAACTGTAATGAAGCAATCCAATCTGGTAAAGAGTAATAGTAATGACCAGGTGAGTAATTCTTTATGTAAAGTATCTCTACATTTTCGTTTGAAGTACCAAAGACTGGTATTTTCTGCTTGTGTTTCTGTGCCTTTTGGTCTTTCCAATCAGTACAATAGAAATAGTTTTCAATTCTGGGATTAGAGTATATCTTTTCAGCTCGTAGATTTTGGACTGGGACATGGTAAAACTTTATTACTTTAGTGTGTTCTTTATTCCAATAGACCTGATAAGCACCATTACCATATAGTTTCAAATCAAATGCTACTCTTTTACTTTCTTCTTGTGGTATAAGTTTAGGTAGTATAGCTTTGAATGCTTCATTCTTTGAATACAACCCTTTACCAAATATCAAATCTGCTATACCTTCAACACAAGCTGAAGTAGTAGTAGATGTATTAAAGGCATCTGTTATTAGTTGGAAGTAGTCATCCTGTCCTAATATACCAACAGGTACCCAATCGTAACGAGTTTTTATATCCTCAAAGACTGCAGTTACATCTTGTTGTTGCAATTGTACTACCGAAAAGTTTTGTTTTTTATCCATCTTATTGAATTATGATAAACTCATTACCAGAGAGTCTAGATTTATATTGGGTATTTTGATTTACATACTCTGTTTTGTTTACACTTTGTGAAGCATATACTTGCATAGTACCATTATAGATAGTAGAACCAGTATTAGTTAATTCTAATCTGTATTCATATGCTACTGAAGTAGTTGGTAGTTGTAAAGAGAATGATAAGATACTTTCATAATCATTGTATGATACAAAAGCTGAACCAGATATAGTGAATGATTGTGTAGTTAATAAATACATATCTTCTACATTCAATACTAAACTAGCACTTGAAGAAACAAATGGTTGAGTATGAATACTGAAATAGTTTGAACCTGTACCGAAGTATGAAAGCATTATCTGTTATTTATCTATACTTTATAACAAATTAACTATACATTATCAGTATTATATAAGATTAGCAGTAAAACTTAACTGAACTCAAAGTTACGAAAAAAAACTGATATAAACAAATAAAAAAAGGGAAACCTTTCAGCTTCCCAATTTTTCCCTACTTACTCCAACTACTATCTTTAGTTATAAACTATTGTCGGTTGTGATGTCAAAAACCCAAATGGGTTTGTTGTTGAGCTTCCCGATAAGAAAGCTGCCGGAAATTGTTCCATCCCCGTAAGGGTGACAGAATATCCGTATAAATCGCCTAATGCTCCACCAGTTTGTATTG